AAGAGACTGAAAGGTCTTAAGATAGATCTCATCCGACAACAATCTGGTTTACCACCTCTCACGTGGATTCACAAGAATCGACGTGGTCAGGTGGCTGGAACTGTCGGTTCCTTGTTTCGCTGGGCATTGCTCAGTGAAAAGAATTTTGCGAAGTGTGTGCAGGCCTTTATGGCTTACACATACTACATTCTTCCTTCTCTCTCTGAGAGTCAGAAGACAAAATTCCTAGAAGGAATTAATCCGAAAGTCCAACCAGATGGATTGTCTTCCAGATTCCGTAAGGAATTCTGCAAGTCAGTCCAAACTGCAGTTAGGGTGGGTTCGGTGACTCTGTCACCTAACCCATTAGTGACTTACTCGGGTTCCCCGAGTAAGAAAGCACCTAGGCTATTTGGTCAAAAGTCTCTTCCTCAGGACCAAAGGATTCTGGAGGATCTCCAGATCTTTAATACTGAAGGAGGACTTAGACTTTATTGCGAGTTTGAAGAGCTTTATGCTCCTCTCCTTGCAGGTCTAGGTACCAGAAGGAGACATTTGGAGTGGGTTGCTAGCAATAGCAAATCACGACAATCATCTCCTTATACTCCTGTTGGTGGAGAAATCCACTTTATACAAGAGCCTGGTGGGAAGTTACGTTCTGTAGCTTCTCCGCTTCGGATTCATCAAGAGGCCTTGAGACCTTTGGGTTCCAAGATCTATGATGTTGTCCGTTCACTACCCTGGGATTGCACCTTTGATCAATCAAAGGGCATCCCTCACATCCAGTCTTGCCTTCGGCAAGGAAGTCAAGTTCACTCTGTGGATTTATCCTCAGCAACAGACTATTTTCCATTATCTTTGCAGGAAGATTGCCTTAGAGCAATACTCCCTACGAGAGATTGGAATCACGTTGACCTTTTTATTAAGGTTTCCCGTGGTCTGTGGAAGTCACCTTTAGGTGATCTTCAGTGGACAAAAGGCCAGCCCTTGGGTTTGTTCCCAAGCTTTGGTTCCTTTACATTGACTCATGGACTCCTCTTGTTCCACTTGAGTGGTTGTGATTATCACAACCAATTCTTTGTGGTAGGAGATGATGTAGTTATTACAGATGAAATACTCTATAATAAATACATTTCCATGTTAGACCGGATGTCCTGCCCATGGTCGGAAGATAAATCGATCACCTCAAATTCACTTTGTGAATTTGCAGGTAAGATCATCACTCAAGAAAG